ACGCATGCGGTGGAACACGTCCATTGAGCACATACGGAATGACAGTGTCCATTCCTAAAATCACTGCTAACTCAACTGCTGCAACAGTGGCAGAAGGCGGAGATCCAACAGCAACAACCGCGATTACCTCATCCTATGTGAACGCGACCGTAATTAAGAAAATGGGCTTCCAGCGCTACAGCGTAGAGCTCCTTGACAGATCAGATCCAAGCTTTTATGAAATCATGTTGGCAAATCTTCGCGATGCGTATGCACAGGCAACTGACGCGTATGTAATCGCTCAGATCACTGCTGGCGGAACTCAAGCTACTGCAACTGCTGCAGATTCAGCCGGATTGATTTCATTCGTATCAACAGAAGCACCAGCTGCATACACTGCAACAAAGCGCACTGCAAAGTCATTTGTTTCAGGCACTTCCATCTGGGCAACGCTTCTCGGCGCAACTGATACAACAGGACGTCCAATCTACAACGCTGGAAATCCTATGAATAATGCAGGATCAGCAGTGCCAACATCAATTCGCGGAAACGTTCTTGGTCTTGATTACTATGTAGATCCAAACATGGTCAGCACTTCAATCGATGAATCAGCATTTATCATCGAGCCACGTTCAATCGAAATCTTCGAATCTCCAGCTCTAACATTGGCCACTAACGTGCCAACAACAGGCGAGATTGAGATTTCACTTTACGGTTACATCGCAGCTCAAGCCGTCTTTGCAGGTGGCCTACGTCGCTTCAACCTAACCTAAGCAAACTAATCATGGGCTAGGTGCGCTCCCGTATCTAGCCCAGCAGCTCACATAAAGGAGACAGAGATGCCAGCAATCATTACCGTAGCAAGCCTTCGGACGGTTCTTGGCGTCTCTGTCGCCCTTTATTCTGACGCCTATCTTGAAGGAATTATCGATTCTGCTGAACAGGTAATTCTGCCGCTATTGACTGCCAATCAAAACTCAGTCGCAGCCGTATATCTCCAAAATAATGTCGCCTATTACATAACACAAAAGCCGAACACATTCGTCGCTGGTCAAAGTGTTGTCGTTACCGGTTGCGTTCCAGCTACATTCAACGGAACACAGACAGTCACATCAAATTATTATGATCCTTTTCCTTACTTACCTTTCGCATATCCGGCTCCATATTTCTACTTTACTTCTGCCATTACTAATGCAGACATTACTTTTCGTCCAGTAATTCCTGGCGGCGTTGTTTATCTATCTGGGGCAGACGCGGCCACGCTCTACGCGAACACCGACGCAGTCGAACAGGCGGTCACTATCGTCAGCGTTGAGATTTTCCAGAGCGTGGTCGCTCCAGGTGGTCAGATTGAAGGCGTGGATTTTACGCCGTCGCCATATCGAATGGGTCGATCACTGCAAAATCGCGTTATAGGTTTATTAGGTAATTACATCGACGTCTCAACGATGGCCATGTGATGCCTACGCCAACAACTATTGCGACAAACGTCAGAGGCACTCTTGCGACTGCTCTTGCTGGTGTGGTGGCTTCTGTGTATTCATCTCCACCAGAGGCGGTAATTCCTCCAGCTTGTGTAATTGTTCCGGATTCTCCCTATTTGGAAACGACTACAATCGGCAAATCTGCGGTACGTGTGAAAATCAATTTCGTGGTGACTGCGGCCGTTGCCTATAACAACACGGCCGGAGCACTCGACAATCTTGAGCAGCTAATTATCAGCATCATCGCAGCGATGCCTACTGGATACGAAGTCGGAGACGTTCAACGTCCGACAATCCAACAGGTCGGAGCGACCAACCTACTAGTGGCGGATCTCGCGGTCAGCACTTACTACACACAACAGACAATCTAAGGAGACAAAGAAATGCCAACAACAATAGTCACCGGTCGCGACATAGTTTTCACTCTTGCCACCGTGAATTATGACGCGCAGACAACTGCCGTCACGTTAGTCAATGCACCAGTCATTACGACGTTTCAGACCCTCGATGGCAAGGCCTACAAACATATCGACGATCAGTGGACACTTAACATCGAGCTTCTTGCAGACTGGGGCGCAACATCATCACTCTTTGAAGCGATGTGGACTGCGTTCACTTCTGCTCCAAATACTGCACTGGCATTCACTCTGCTAACTGCAACTGGCGCGTCATTCGCTGGCACTGCTTTCCCAGTAGCTCCAACTGCTGGCGGTACTGCACCAGATGCACAGACAGATTCTTGGTCAATGCTTTGCGCTTCAACACCAGTCTTAACAATCAGCTAATCGAAAGAGAAACGGGAGCACATAATGAGACTACCAATCACAATCGAATACACGTCAGGCGAGTTTGGCACTTACACTGCACAACCGCCAGAGTGGGCTAAGTGGGAACAAAAGACGGGAAGCACAATTTCGCAAGCGCAGGAGAAGATTGGAATCTCTGATCTTCTCTTCCTTGCGTGGAATGCGATGAAACGTGAAGCCGGTGGCAAGCCAATTAAGGGCTATGAAATCTGGTGTGAAACAGTGGCCGACGTGACAGTCGGTGACGTTCTCCCAAAAGTTACGCCGCCGGAAGCGTAAATCGAATCCTGGTGGAGTTAGCCATAGCCACAGGAATACCGATGAGCGAATGGACAACGGCGGAGCAGATCTATACGGCTTTCGAGATACTGGAGAAACAGAATGAGCGACAACGTTGAGATTGCCTATGACAAGGCAGATCTTCGTCGCATCACTGCCGCATTCAAAGCGATGGATACAGAAGCTACTGATGCAGCCAAAAGAGAATCATCAGCTTTGGCTGAGTTCGCTCAAGGTAAGATTCAGCAAAAGGCGACCAGTCGAGGCGAGGCCGCCAATCGAATTGCCAGTGGCTCCCGTGTGTCTAAATCTTCCAAAATTGGCGAGCTCTCTTTCGGCTTCGTAAGTCAAAGATTTTCTGGCGGTGGAACAACTAGAGATCTTTGGGGCGGCACAGAGTTTGGATCTAACAAGTTTAAGCAGTTCCCAGTCTGGTCAGGTAGTGGTATCCGGGGCGGATCTAAAGGCTGGTTTATTTATCCGACACTCCGCGAAATCCAGCCAGACTTGATTGCGAAGTGGGAAACTGCTTTCGACAGAATCTTGAAGGAGTGGTAAATGGCCGGACAATCGCGCACGCTCAAGCTCTCGATTCTTGCTGATGTAGATCAACTTAAGAAATCGCTCAATGCAGCCAATACGGACGTCGATAGCTCCTCAACAAAGATGCTCGACTTTGGCAAAAAAGCAGGGCTGGCATTCGCCGCAGCCGGAGCTGCTGCTGGAGCTTATGCAATCAAAATCGGAATCGATGGAGTCAAGGCCGCGATTGAAGATGAAGCATCACAAAATAAACTGGCGAATGCTTTAGAAAATGCCACTGGCGCAACCAATGCGCAAATTGCAGCTACCGAAGAATCCATTCTTAAAATGTCTCTGGCTACTGGTACGGCAGACGATAAACTTCGTCCAGCATTGCAGCGACTAGCAATTTCAACTGGAGACATAAGCAAGGCGCAGGATCTTCTTACTGTTGCCCTTGATGTGGCTACGGCAACCGGAAAGCCACTGGAGACTGTTGCCAATGCAATCGGAAAAGCCTACGACGGCAATACGGCAGCTCTAGGCAAATTAGGAATCGGACTATCCGCAGCAGAACTCAAAACAATGTCATTCACAGACGTTCAGCAAAAATTGACAGATTTATTCGGTGGAGCTGCTGCTGCAAATGCAGAGACTTATGAAGGCAAAATTGCAATCTTAAAAGTCAGTTTCGATGAAGCAAAAGAAACTATTGGTCAAGGTTTATTGCCAATGATTACGTCCTTAATTGATTACATCAACGAAAATGTCCTTCCAGCATTCAATGCTTTCGCCTTAGGATTTAGTGGTAAAGGAAAACTTAAAGACGGAATGACTAGCACTGAAACGGCTGCATTCGGTTTCGGAGAAACAGTCAAAGGTCTTACAACGTCATTAAGTAAAATGTTCGGCGTGTTTAATAGCGAAGCAAATACAGGTCAGAGCTCTGGCTTAGGAAAGATGATTGGTTGGCTTAATACAATCATCGCTGCTTTGGATAA